CCACCACGCCCACCACCTTGGATTCGTACGTGGTCAAGGTCGAAGGCGCCCACGATCAACGCCCCGCACAGGTGACAAGTCACCTCGCCGGCGGCCACCCGGGTAGCCCACCCCACCCTGGCCCTACGGTAGAGCGGGTCGGTATATCTGGGCAGGGGGGATGTCATCCCGGCAAGGGGGTGGGGTCTAAATCCTGGGTGGCCGGGCGGTCATCTGGGAAGGCGAGGACGGCCCGGTAGGGGCTGTCAGGTGGCAGGCGGTAGCCAGTCATTCGCCACCGTTCACGCATGTTCTCCCACGCGCCTATCCCGATGTTGCAACTGTGGTGAACGAACCCGCGCACGCATTCGCCGCAGGACTGACGGCCAGGACAGCAGGCGTGGTCATGATCAACCCTGGCCTCGAATAGCTCCAACACGTCGCCGCATAGGTCGCAATGGTCGACGGCGAGCAGGCGTAATGCCAGGTCAGTTGTCAGCCGATAGGTGCCCACGGCCTGCTGGATTGGATGCAGACAGGCTTTGCACAGGTCGCGGGCCGCCCGCATTGCGTTACGGCTCACTACGAACGGTCGGCCGCAACCCTGACACACCCGTTCAAGCGACTCGACTCGTGGGTTCGGCCGTGCATCTTTCGTCATCCGGTTGCCGTCGGCCATGCACTCGCGGCTGCAATACAGTCGGCGGCCGTCTGACACGTCATACCGTTCGCCGCAGTTGCGACAGATCCTTACCGGACTACGGCACGCGCTAGACCCGCAGTAGACACTCCAGCGCCGTAGCTTCTTCTGCCACGCGGCAGGGTCGCCACAGACTCGACATGGCGGCCGATCGCGGCCGTTGAGAGTGAACAGCTCCGGCTGGTCAGTCATGGTGCGCCTTGGTCGAACGGGCTCGGGGTGCTGCGCCGGCGGCGGCGGTGTTGGTCGGCGTCGGGGCAGGTGGCGAAGTGTGAGCGGTGGAGCGGTTCTTCGGGGCGGCGAGTACATCGCTGATGTAGCCATCGTCGGGAGATGAATTCACGGTGGGACGCTCGCGGCCGTCGAGGCCTAGAGCGTAACTCCAGGGTGTGTCGGTCATATGGCTAGGGGTAGCTGGGCGCCGGCCAGTAGCCAACGCTCCAGGCGGGCCAGGCCGTCACCGCCGCGAGTCGGGCCGGGCGGTGGTGATCTTGTACGGGCCGAGCCGGGCGCCGTGGGTGCCGCGCTGGCCGTCGCGGTAGTCGGCCTGATAGCGGCGGTTCGCCTCCAGACAGGCCGGCATCCGACACCCCCGGATATAGCAAGCCCGCGATCCGTGACCCTGCGACGACAAGGCGGGCGGCGGGCGTCCCATGACCCGAATTGTACCGACCGGATTCAGCACCGTTTAGCATCCATTCGCTACACGGCGTTCTGAGGCGCTGGGAGGCACGGTCGGGCTACCGGGGCGGTGCCGGGGTTTGCGGGCAAGCTGGGCAGGCTGGGGCGGCGGAACGGGCCGGATTCGCGACCATCGCCTTACGTGCGGCCTTGGCCTTCGCTTGGAGGCCGTCACGGTGGAACGTCGTCGTCGGCCGGGTCGCGCGCGCGCCGCGCGTTAGTACTCAGCACCCCCCTAACTACGTCAGGGGGCTCAGCTAAAAGCTCAGGGTGCAATCCGTTGCACCCTTTCACGACTGGAAAGGATGCAATCCGTTGCACCCTTTCTCCGGAGTCAGTCTGGTCAACGCGCGGTGTTGTGGATAACTCCAGGCCTGGTAGGCGGGGCGCGATGGGCCGCGAACCGCACTCGGCGGGACGGTGATCGGCGCCGCACCACGGGCAGCCCTGGGCGGCGTGCAGGGCCTCCACGGCGGCGGCCCGCTCATCGGGGGCCATGAGCACGTAACAGGCGGTGCGGCCCCGGTGACCGCCGCCCTGGGCGACCAGGAACCCCGCGGCGATCAGCGCGGCGCGCTGGTACTGGAACGCCCGACGTTGCACGCCGACCTCGCCGGCCAGGCGGTCGACGCCGGCGAACAGACGCCCCGAGCGCGACGCGTGGCGGTAGATGACCCGCAGCGTCTCGCGCAGGTAGCGGGGGCAGGCGGCCAGGTTGGCATCCTGATCGGCCCGGGACAGTGTCGAGGGGGTCCGCTCGACAACCCGCGGGCGGCGCAGGTCAAGTACCTCCTGGGCGCTCATCGCGGGTACTGCCTTCTGATCGCCCGGCCGATCCGCCATCGGGCGTCTTCCACGGCGGCGGCCTCGGCGGGGCGCAGGTCGCCCACCTCATCGACCACTTCGACCAAAAGCTGGGCCGAGTCGATTGTCAGGGTTACCATCAGCGGTGACTCCTTTCTCCTCACACGGACAGGGGTTCGATCGCTCATCGGGGTTCGTTGATCCGGTGGGCGGTCACTGCATTAGCGGCGACCTGGGCGGCCAAGTGGAGCGGTGCGCCCAGGTCGACGCAGAAGGCCAGGTGATCGGCCTCCTGTTGGAGTAGGAACAGCTCCCACCGCCACCGCCACCAGCCCGGGCGGCGGGCTAGTCGGGTAGGTCCCACACGGTGCGGCGATGGCCGAGCTGGCGGGCGTGGCGGTTGGCGGCGGCCTCGGAGGCGAAGGTGTCGCCGCAGGTCGAGCAGTGGGCCGAGTAGGGGTCGGCCTTGCCCTTGGCCTTGCCCTTGGCCTTGGCGGTGGCCTTGTCGACGCCGAGCCGTTTGCGGGTCGATTTGTCCAGGTCGTCGGCGTTGATCCGCCCCGGCGTCACGACGCCGGCGGGTCGTCGAACGGCAACGGGGCCCGGCCCAGGATGCGGTCCAGCATGGCCTCTTGGCGGCGTTTGGCCTCGGCCAGCAGGGCGTCGGCCTCGCCGGCGTCGAGCTGGTAGGCGCTCACGACCTTGACGGCGTGACCGCGGGTGAGGCGGCCCAGCACCTTTTCGTGGATGACTTGTTTGACCGCCCCGACGACCAGGTAGACCACGGTGGCGTCGGGTTCCAGGGCGGTTTGGTGGTCGGCCGCCCCGTAGGCCACCGTCCCCGACAGTCGCAACACCGTCGCCTCCACCGGCGCGCCGCCAAAGGCTGGAACGCCACCCGGTTCGGTCATGTCGACCCCCATTCGAGACGCAACGCGGCCCCGTCGGGGGCCGTAGTGGGGCCGGTGTCGGCCAGGTTGGCGGCCGATTCTCTAGTCACGCTGCGCCCCCGTTCGGGGCCTATCCGCGTGGTCTAATCCTGACGTGCACGTCACGTCAAGGGGCGAATACTTGGGTTCCGATTTGGGCGACGTGTGGGCCGGTACTCGCCGGTAACTTCGCCTCGGTCTATGCTGCGCCATCGGTCGTACTCCTGTGCTAGAGGATGCGGCCCGCCCTGCCGGTCCGGGAAGATTCGGCGGGGCAACTTCGCCAGAAGGTAGCCCCCGGAACGGGCCGGGGGCGGGATGGGGCGCCTTCAGTCGTCTTTGTCGCCGCCGTCGGGCAGGTTGGTGAGCAGGATGGCGACCCCGCCGAGAATGCCGATCCCGGCCAGCAGCTGGGAGTCCAGGTTGTCGTCGCGGGCCAGCACGATCAGGGCCAGGGCGATCACCCCGAACCCGCAGGCCATCAAAATCAGCAACCGCTTCAGCCGCCACGGCATCGGGCTACGGGCGGCGGGCCAGTAGGAAGGTGAGCAGGGCGACCAGGGCGACCACGCCGACCTCTGCGATGATCCACCACGCCTGGGTTTCGGTCACTGGACCAGCCCGGTCGGGGCGCCGTAAAACGGGGCGTCACCGAAGGTGAACACCCCGCCGTCGGCGCCGAGCAGCCAGTACCCCGCACCGGTCGGGGTGGCCGCCATACCGATGATCGGGGCGGCCAGCGGGGTATCTCCGAGCGACCCGAAGAACTGGGCGTCACCGAAGGTGAACACCCCGCCGTCGGAGCCGCATACCCAATAGCCCCGCCCTGACGGGGTTCCGCAAATCTCCACCGCTCCTCCTCCTGTCGTTGGTGCCGGGTTGCCGGCGGCCATGGCCATGACCTGGGCCATCGGGAACCCGGGCCCGCAATCCCAGTGACCGCCGCCCGCCGCGCCCAGGTCGACGTGTTGGCACACCCCCGCGGCGCCGCCCTGGGCCTGGTCGGCGGTCAGGGCGATCAGCGGTATCCCCAGCGCCGCGCATTCCTCCGCGACCCAGGCGGCGGTGTTGGCCAACATGGTCGGATGGGCGGCCCAATCCGCCGGCGTCCAGGCGGCGAAGGCGCACAGCTCGGCGGCCAGCGCGTAGGGGTTGGCGTCGGCCTGCGTCCACGCCTTCTGTCCCCTGGCCACGTACTCGCCCACCGTGTCGGCGGTGTCGTCGATCCCGACATGGGACGACACCCCCGAGCTGGGCGACGCAAAATAGTTCCCCAGCGACTGGAAGCTGAGCGCGCCTTCGGCGGTGTGGAGGACGATCAGACGCACGGCGGTCCCGGCCCGGCCCGAGTAGTTCGGTGAGGGGATCGAGACACGGGTGAGCACTAGTAGCCGCCGGCGTCGAGCAGGTCGGCCACCGCGTCACGCCAGGCGTCGACCATCGGGCCTTCCCAGTCGGCCACCAGCTGGGCCAGGTGGAGCAGGGTGGCCCGGTTCACGCCGGCCAGGTTGGCGGGGTTCGGTAGCAGCCCGTATTCGGGGTCCTCGCCCGTTTCGATCCGGTCCATCAGATCGGGGCGCCGGTGTCGTCGAAGTACAGGGCGGCCACCGTCGGCCACAGGGCCTGGACGGCGGCCAAAATCTGTTCGTCGTCGATCACCGTCGAGTCGATCCCCCCGCCGCCGGTGTCCACGGCGTCAGCGAACCCGGGGGCGGCCGCGATCAACGATTGCCAGGTGGGGAACAGGGCGGGCGGTTCGGAGCGCATGACGGCGTCGGCCAGGGCGGCCATATCCGCTCGGGCGTCGTCTTTGAAGATGGCGGCCTGGTTGGTCAACGCGGCCCGGCCCCGACTGACAAACGGGTCATCGTAGGTGAGCGCCCACTGCGATTCATAAGACATGGCAGGTTCCTTTCATCCGGTACCCAGATAACTCACCGACCCGTAGGTGATCGTCGAGTCGGCGTAGGTGGTCGACAGGGCCGGCGACGCCGAGGCGTAATGGCCGAGAATGTCGTTCGCCGCGCACCGCACCGTCACGGTGATATTGCTGGTCGTCGAATAGCCGCCGGCGGTGGCGTTCCCCGCCCCGGTGGCCACCATGGCCCCGTTCTTGTAGGCCTTGATCAACACGGATTGGGCGGCGGCGGTGGCCACGCCGAACAGCTGACCGCTAAGCAGATAGATGCCGGCCACCGGGACTTTGAACCCCTGGCCGGCCACCCACATGTTGGTGGGGTCGTCGAAACCGTCGAAGGGGATCAGGGTGGCGGTGGTGGGGATGGCCCACACCGCGGTGCGGGTACCGCGGGCGAAGGCCCGGGCTGACAAGGCGCCCCACGCCCCCGAGCGGCGAACCCACGCCGTCTGGGTGTCGAGGGTATAGGCCAGGGCGCCGTCATGGGGCGTGGTCCACTGCGAGTCCCGGGCGGCGACGGTGTCGAACACTTCCATCGTCTGATCGAAGGTCGTATTCCCCCAGGTGGAGGCGACGGTGTCGCCGGGGTGGACGGTAAGCCGGCCGGTCGCCGCCCGGGGCTCGATAACGGGGGTATCGCTCATCGGAGCTTCTTCCTCAGGTCAAAGGGACGGGGGCGGTGTACTTCTCCAAGGTGTGGGTGGTCTGCCATAACCGGGGGGTAAGGCGATGATCGGATCTGATGACCCGGTATTGGGTTTGAATGCCCCAGTCGTCGGTGATCTGGGCCACGTCGAGCGGTCCGAAAACATGGGAGTAGGGGTCCCAGTCCACCGTGGCCGGCCCCCCGGTGGCGGTCGCCCGTTGCCCCGATTGCACGTCGACGGTAGAGAGGATTTGTTCGGTGGGATCGGAACGGTCGTCCAGGAGGGACTCGGAGGTGGCCTGCACCGCTGCGTACTCGACGCCGGTGCCGAACGCGGCGTCACCGTAAAGCCGCATCGTCGGGCCCTGCCAACCCGACACCGGGACGCCGGTGGTCGGTATCCCATAATTCGAGGTGGTCCCGTTGGCCCCGTTCGTGGTGTTCCAGTTCACGATGGCGGTGTACCAGGACAGGTCGGCGGTGGTGGCCGGCCCGGCGATGATCTGGGAGCGGTCCAGCACGCGGTGAGCGGCCGTCTCCCAGCGGGCGTAGTTCAACACCAGGGCGCCCAGCCCGCTCGGCGCGCCCCGCGGTGTCCACCACGCCACCCCGTCGGTGGCGGCGTCGCGGATTTGGGCCAGGAAATCGGGGGACAGGTTGTAGGCGCCGAGCGCCACCGTTTTGGCAGCCGGGAGCACCTGGTTTTGGGTGGCGATACTGGCCGACACGGCGGGCAGTTGCAGCGGGTAGGTCGTCCCGTTGAGCTGGCCGACGATGGCGTTCAGCCGGGCGGTGACGGACTGGGAGGGCAGCAGCGGCGCCTGTTGCGGGTTTTTCAAACGGTCAGGCCAGGGGGTGCCGACGAACACGGCGTCGGCGTCGGCGGGGTCGCCCTGGGCGTACAGGCCGCGGGTGAACGAATCGTAGAACCAGCACCAACACGCCTGAGTGGGCACGTAGTACGCCCATATGGCCCCGTAGCGGTCCAGGAAATCCAGCTGGTGGTCGGGGTCCCATAGCCGCACGGTGGCGGTCCCCGGTTGCAGGTCGCCGCGGAAGGTGCCATCCCCCAAACGGTGACTGTCGGTCGTCCAGCGGGCCTCCACGACCATCTTGGATAGCTCGGTGATGGTGCGGTCACCGCCCTGATACCACCACCGCCACGCGGTCCCCCACCCCTGGGCGGGCGGCGCGATCGGCCCGGACCGCCACTGGGACTGATCCCACTTACTGGAGTCCCAGGGCATGGGATTAGCCGAACAGGGGGCGCAGCTCGGGGCGTACGTGGCGGCGCTGATAATCCCGCAGCGCCTGGTACACCGTTTCGGGCAGATCGGCGCCCGGCGTCGCGGTGATCTGAAACACCATCGTCGTGGCCGCCGGCCCCGGCGCCGCCGCTGAGAACGGGTTCAGGCTGGAGAGGACCCCGCCGACGCCCTTGGGGATTTTGCCCAGCCAGCCCAGCGCGTCGGACACGGCGTGGCCGATGGACTCCAACGCGCCGATGATGTCCCCGATCACCCCTTTGACCGTGTTCAGGTTGGTGAGCAGTATCCCGACGGGGCCCAACAACATGTCGACAATCAGTTTCCAGTGGGCGGCGATCCAGGCCCCCAGGTTTTGCAGGAAATTCCACACGTCGTTGATGGCGTTACGGAAAATCGCGAAATGCTGGTAGGCCAGGATCACCCCGGCGATCAGACCGGCGATGGCCAGAATGATCAAACCGATCGGGTTGGCATCCATCACCGCGTTGAGCACCCCCTGGATGACCGCCCACGCCTTGGTCGCGGCGGTCACGGTGACGATGACCCCGGCGACCACGGCCAGGATCGGGGCCAGCACCTGCAAGATCCCGGTATTGTTCGACAGCCAGTTGAACAACGGTTGGAGCATGTCGATCACCGACTTCAACGCCGGTAGCAGGGCCTCCCCGACCTTCTCCTTTGTTTGATCGAGCGACTCGTGAAAGCGGGCCATCTGACCGGTGGCGGTGTTCCCAAAGGCGTCGGCCTGCCCTTGGACGGCCAACGTCAAAGACTCCATGTTGGATTTCGCGTCGAGCTGCTTGTTGCCGGTCGTCGACGTTTCGATACCGAGCGCCTTCAGGGCCTTCGTCGAACCTTCCGTGGTCTTGATCACTGCGTCGGTGGCGTCCCCGACCGAAATCCCCTTCGCCACCGCCAAATCCTGGGCCAACGCCAAATCCTTGTGGGCGTCGGCGGTTGACCCGGTGGCGGTGACCAGCCGCCCATAGGCGGCAATCGAATCCTCAGTGGACGCCCCATTGCGCCGCGACGCCGCCTCCACCTCATCCAAATCTTTGGTCAGGTTCTTGGTCGGCACCGACGCGTTGTTGTAGGCGGTGGTCACCCTGGCCACCGCCGTCTCATGGGCGGCGGCGGCGTTGGTGGCGTCGGCCAGGCCGGCGATGACCGCCCCCGCGGCGATGTTCGCCCCCACCTTCATGGCCGTAAAGCTGTCGGTCGACTTGCCCTTGACCTTGTCGAAGGCGTCCAGCGCCTTATCGGCGGTGGCCAAAATGTCGATATTCAGAATCGCGGCCTTAGCCATGGCTCAGCCGGCCTCGCGGAGAACCGCGACCAGGGTGGCCAGATCGCGGGGGTCCTCCTCCCACAGCACCGAAGGCGGGATACCCAACCGGACGGCCAGGGTGGCAATCAACCGCCCGTATCCGTCCGTGTAGGGTCCGCGCCGGTCTGTTCGTCATCGGGCAGCGGGATCACGAAGGCGGCGTCGCGGTCGAACTCGACCCAACCCACCCCGGGCAACTGCTCGGTGCGGTGCAGGTAAGCCCACGCGGACGCCCGGTTGAACCCCAGGGCGTCGGTGCGGGGGTCGCCGCCGATCAACCGCAACCCCACCCGCTGGTCGCGTTGATCGGCGTGAGTGACCAGGCGTCGGCCGTCGTCGAAGACCACCACCATGTCCAGGTAGGGCAGCGCGAAGGAGTACGGGTCGATGGCCGGGTGTTCGGCCAGGGCGTCGGAGACGATCTCCGCGAAGGTGTCGGTCATGTCGAGGCGGCCGCCTTGTCGATGTTTTTCTGGATGGAGTCGGTCAGCTTGTCGAGCGGCGCCGGGTTCCGCAGCCACGTCGCCACGACCCACGGCTTGCGGTGGATACCGTGACCGGGCCACCCCCAGTGCTGCACCGCCGCGTAGGGGGTGTCGACGGTGACCCGCACCGATTTGGCCGACCCCGGCAACGCCCGATGCGACCCGGCCAGCCGGCCCGACAGGCGGGGGGCGGACGCGGCGGAGGCGGCCACCAGCTCCCGGGCCGCCGCCTCGAGCGGGCCGCCCAGGTTGGCCAGACCGGCGGTGATCTGATCCAGGGCGGCGGCGAACGCCGGCCCGTTGGTCGCCTCCACGGTGAAGTTGTCGGCCATTACGGCGGCGGGGCCACGTTGCGGCCGCCCTGGATGGGCCAGGTGAATTTGGATATGACGATGGCCCCGGCGGCCAGTTCTTCGGTGTCCCACCCGTCGACGATGCACGTGCCGGTGATCGTCGGGCCGGCCGCCCCGATGGGCAGGAACTCGAACGGCAACTGTTCGGATTGGTGGGATATCACGAAGTAGTACACGCCGGAAGGGTCGGACATGTCGAGCAGGACTTCGCCGGACAGCGCCCATGAGTAGGTCGCGGCGGCCTGGACAACGTCGCCGGTCAACACCGTCACCGCGGCGTCGCGGGTCACGGTCTGGGGAACGCCGACCTTGGAGACCTGCGCTTCCATGGCCACGCCGGTGGTGGTGTCGCCCAGCTTCAAGGTGCCAAGCAGCTTGTTAACGGTGGTTGCCACGGTTCAACCTTTCAGGGCGGCGGGCACCCCGGCGCAGGACACGTCGAGGCGGTAACAGGGCCAGGTGTCGTTCTTCACCGTCACACTGGAGGCCACGGTGGTCAGCTCCGTCCAGGCCAGCGGGGTCAGGGCGTCGTACAGGGCGTCGAGGGCGTCGGCGTCGCCGGCCAGGTTGTCGACCCCCCGAATCGGGATGTAGTACAGGTAGAACCCGGTGAGCGTCCCCCCGGCCAGCACCGTGCCGGAGTCGGTCACCGTGCCGATACGCACGTAGCACACCGGGGGGGTGATATCCCCATCCCGCAGCGCCACGCGGATATCGGCGGCGTCGAGGGCGTCGACCAGCTCGGCCAGGGCGGCGGCGACACTCACGCGACGGGCAGCTTCCCGCGGATCAGGATGCCGACCGCGACCCGCCGGTAATACGGGCTTGCCACCGGGTTCAGCGAGTCGAGGCCTTCGGGGCGGTTCCGGTTCTCATACCACCACTGGCCGAGCATCATGACCGCCTCCAGCTGGCCGGCATCCTGGGCGCCCAGCTCGGGGTCCAAGCCGAAGTTGACACCGTCCGCGATGGCGGCGGCGTTGGCCGCCTCCACCCGGGCGTCGTCGTCGCCCTGGGCCAATCCGAGCCGGTTGGCCAGATCATCGTTGCTCGGCCAGCCCGCGGCCACTACTTGGCGCCCCTCCCGGCGTGGTTCGCCGGCGGCGGGGCGTCGCGCTGGTCATCGTCGGGGAACGACACCAGCTCAGGGTCAGCGATCGGGGTGGTGTTGGTCATCACGTTCACGCCGCCCTTGTACTGCGTCCAGAACCCCACCCCCGAATACTTGGTCAGCTGCAACACCTTCACGTTTTCGGTGGTCGAGCCGGCGGTGGTGGTCGACTCGAAACGGAAATTCATCACCGGCGTCTCGAAGATCACCGCCGAATCGATGGACTGATCCAGGATCAGGGTTTTGTTGGCGTTCATGTACGGACCGGGCCGCAACGGCACGCCCAGCACCGACACCGACGTGTAGGCGTCGTCGACCATACCGTTGGCGTTGGTCGCCCCCAGGTAGGGCAACAGCGACCGGCCGGTGGTGTCGACCGCCCCGGCCAGGGCGATGTATTCCTTGGATGGCGGGATGACCACCGTAGCGGTGTACAAGGTGCCGGCCGCCAACCCGGCGAACGCGGCCCGCAGCGCCTGCTCATAGAGCACGCCGGTGGCGTAGGTGGCGGTCAGGGCGTTGTTGTTCGCCGCGGTCAGGAAAAACGCGACGGCCCGGTTCTCCACGTCGGCCAGCCACGCCCGGTTCATGGCGTCCAGGGCGATCCGGTCGATGGCCGGGTTCGAGCCCATCAACAACTTCCGGGAGAACTGGTAGGACCCCTCCACCTCCACAATCGTCACCGTGTCGTTATTGGTGGCGATATCGCCCGGGGCGATAGGGGTCACCTCATCGGCCCCCGAACCCGACAGCGACGATTCGGACACGGTGCGGGGCAGCTCCAGGGTCGCGAAATCGGGGGTCGAGTACTTGGCCAGGGCGGTGTAAAGCGGCGCCTTCGGGGCCCTAAGCGGCACGTAGCGTTCCGGCATCCATCGGGGCGGGACCAGACCGGGGTCGGTCACCGTGGTCCCCACGGCCGCCTCCAGGGAGGTGCGGGCCGAGTCGATATGCATGATCCCGCCGGCGATCACCGCCGGGTCGGAGGCCATGAGCTGGGCCCGCCGCCAACGCTCCGCCTCGATGCTGCCGGGGTTCTCCCACGCCGCGAACGCGTCGCGGACAAATGAGGGGCCGCCCAGGTGGTGGGGCTGGGCGTAGGGGTAGGGGTCGCGGACCAGCACCGGGGCCGGGTGAGCGGCGGCCACCGCCGCCGCCGGCGTCGCGGTCTCGACCGGCGCCGGGGCGGGGGCCGCCTCCACGACCGGGGCAACAGCGGCGGGGGCGGGTTCGGTAAAGGTCACGGTCGGTCCTCCGGTTGGGGGTGGGGCAGCGGTTACGGCGGTCACTCGGGCGGCGTCAAAGGCCGGTTCGGACAGCAGGGCGACATGACGGCCCCGGGCCGCGGTGACCCACAGGCCGGCGTCGGTGTCATCGGCGGCGTCGATATCCGCGCCCACCGACAGGCCATCGCGTAGCCCCTCGCCGGCCTCGGCCAGCACCTGGTCGCCGCGGTCGCCGGCGGGAACCCGGAACGTGGCCTCCAGACCGGCGGGGGTGTCAGTCGACGACACGTACACCGCCACCGGGCGGCCCGGGTCGTGATCCAAGATCAGCTTGGCCCGCTCCGACAA